ATGATGAATAGAAATGAAGTGGCTTGTAGTGATATGCACCGAATAGATATTGTTGCATCGTTACATAAACAAGGTGTAACCATGCGAGACCTGTCTATTGAGGCTGGTTTAGCTGCAGATACACTCAAAAACGCTCTGTATCGCCCTTACCCAAAAGGGGAAAAAATCATTGCCCAGGCATTGGGTTTAGAACCAGCAAATATTTGGCCGAGTCGCTACCCCGCTTTAACTCGCAGGGTGGCTTAACATGTTTCTTTCTGTGAATGAGCTGATTGGGTTACCGGGTATGCCTGGGACTGCTCCGGGTATTAGGGCTGCGCTTAACAAGCGCGCGGGTAGTTCACTGGAATTGAAACGTAAACGCGCTGGTACCAAGGCATTTGAATACCATATTGATTGCCTCACAGAGCAGCAACAAAACGTTGTTCGTGAGCGCCACCTTAACTCTCTTTTAAATGCAGAGAAAAAAGCCGTTAAAACGGCATTTAACGGCGATTTAAACCCAAGGGTAAAAGCCAAGCATGAATTAGACCTTATGCGCCAATGTCCCGCCCTGTTGGAACGCAGCACCGGGAGTCTGACCAAGTTACAGCGTGATATCGCGGATGCTCGCGCCACTTTGGTGACCGAGGTTATCAATTTACAGAACGCCGGATTGTCCCGCATTCGGGCCATTAATTATATTTGTGACCAGTCACGTTCTAATAATTTGCCTGAGAACTTGCAGAAAGCAGCCGCGATGGCCAATGCCCGTAAAGGTCTGCGCACAGGCGTCAGTACCCGCACCCTGAATGGTTGGGTTGTTGACTATGAACGTGCCGCCACGCCCTCTGAGCGTCTGGTTTTATTGGCTCCAGGGCACAATAAAGGCAAACCCGTTGAGCGCATTAAATGGATGCCACTATTTATGGCGCACTACCGCACCACCAACGGATTAAGCATTGCTGAGGCTTACGAGAACTTTGAGCATGACTGGCAAATGCAGTATGCAGACCAGCCCGCCATGCTCGCCGCAATTCCTTCTGTCTATGCCGTGCGGCGGGCATTAGACAAGTTGCCAACCGTCGTTAAACAACGTGGCCGTGTTACGGGTTCTGCCATGCGAGCGCTGAATACTTATGTGAAGCGTGACTGGTCACAAATGCCCGTTAATGGCGTTTGGATTGGGGATGGCCACAGTATGAAAATGAAGGTGGCACACCCTGACCATGGTCGTCCATTTACCCCCGAAATCACGCTGGTTATTGATGGCCGGACACGCTATGTCGTCGGCTGGAGCCTGAGCCTGGCTGAGAACGTGATCGCTGTGGCTGATGCACTGCGCCACGGTATGCAGAGTCACGGCATACCCCTGATTTACTATTCAGATAACGGTGCAGGTCAAACCGCAAACGTATTAGATGCTGATATTACGGGGATTTTATCGCGTCTTGGTGTGGAACACCCCACCGGTATCCCCGGTAACCCGCAGGCACGTGGGATTATTGAGCGGCTTAACCGCGAAATTCCTGCCCGTATCGCCCGTAAATTTGCCACCTATAACGGTAAATCTGCTGACCGCGAAACGGTTCGTATGGTCAGCGTTGACCTTAATTCAGCCTTCAATGCACAGGGGAAGAATAAAGAGCTCAGCAGTCGCCAAAAGGCGGCGATGGCTAAATTACCCTCATGGCAGCAGCTTATCGATGCCATAGAAGATGAAATTGAAGCCTATAACACCACTCACCGTCACAGTGAATTACCCCGCCGTGACGATGGTAAACACTATACCGCTACGGAGTACCGCCAGTTATTGCTGGCCAGCGAGACCATTGATCGCCTTTCCGATATCGAGTTGCGCGACATGTTCCGTCCGCAAGTCAAACGTACCGCCCAGCGCGGTTGGCTGTCTATCTTCAATAACCAATATTTTGCTGAGGGTTTAATTCAGGTCGATGGCGAAGAAGTTCTGGTTGAGTTCGATATTCACGATGCCAGCAGCGTTACCGTTCGCCGCCTTGATGGCTCGTTTATCTGTACTGCGATTGTGAATGGTAATACCCGCGCCGCCTTCCCTGTCGATTACGTCCAGAAAGTGGCAAAAGACCGCCATAGCCGCCGTATGAAACTGGTTGAACAAAAAGCCGAAGAGATTAATGCCGAGCTTAATCCAGTATTAACCGTTGATAGTGCGCCTGACTTTGGCTCACTGATTCAGGGTGATATCTCACGCATTAATGATGACCGGGAAGAGATGTTTTTATTCCAATCTGATCGCGATGAATATTTAAAAACACACGGTAATAAAAAAGCGGCGATTTGACGCCCATCAAATGCCGCTCATTCACTACATAGGAATTAAATCATGACAATTAAAAATGACCTTATAGAACTGATGGAACGTAAAAGCCTCAACCAAACACAGGTTTCACGCGCTATCGGTATGAGTACTGCCACCGTCAATCAATATCTACAAGATAAATATAACGGGGATTTGGACAGGGTCAATAGTGAGGTACAGGCTTTCCTCGAACGCACTCGCGAGAAAGATAAAGCCCAGCGCGTAGACGTGAAGTTTGTTGCAACGTCAGCATCCAAAAAAGCGCTGGAAATTATCCGTATGGCCCACGTTGACGGTGAGATCAATGTGATTTACGGCGAGGCCGGGCTAGGTAAAACCATGGCATTAAAGGCTTACGCCAGCCAGAACTCAACTGCGCTGTTAATCGAAGTTGACCCCAGCTTTACCGCTCGCGTCTTACTGGAAGAAATCTGTAACCGTTTGGGGCTATCCCCTCGCGGCAACATGCATGAAACCTTTGAGTTATGTACCAATAAATTACGTGATTCGGGCTATGTCTTGTTGATTGACGAGGGGGAGTTGCTGCCACATCGGTCACTGGAAGTGCTGCGCCGCCTGCACGATAAAAGCGGTATCGGCGTTGTCCTGGTTGGTATGCCGCGACTGTTGATTAACCTGAAAGGTAAGCGTGGCGAATTCGTCCAACTTTATAGCCGTGTGGCTTTTGCGCTCAATATCGGTAATGCCCTGCCTAAAGATGATGTCAGTGCCATTGCGGCCAGTGTGTTACCTGCGGTAGCAGATGATATCAATGAGGCGCTTTATCAGGAATCAAAAGGCAATGCCCGCCGCTTATTTAAGTTACTGCGCGGTGCAATTCGCCTTAGCCATATCAATGAAACACCCATGGGTGTCGGTGCCGTTCGCCAAGCCGCCAAGCCGCCAAAATGTTAATTAATTAAGGAATAAGCCATGTGCCAATTACCTATTAATAACCCGACCTTAATGAAGCCTATTAATCGCTTATTACGCGCCGGTATTAAAGTGGTGGAATTAAATACCCGCTTACGCCGTCCGATCATCGAAGTTGATCGCCCCTTTAAGGCATGGGAACAAGGCGCGGTTGAGATAACCGAAACCCGCAATGGCGTCCGTAGCCTGGTCAAAATGACCATCTGGCGCGGCGCTCATATCATCTGGAGATAGCCAGTTATGGCAAAAATAATCATTGATATTACGACAGACAGTAAAAACCGGATGGCTGTTGATTGTCGGTGTGAAGCAACAAAAACAGACGGTAAGGATGATTTAGCGATAGCCAAAGCGGTTTCTTGCGGGTTGGCTGGGCATATTTCAATCAAGGCTCACGAAGCATTAATTAAAACCAAACGAGGTAAAAAGCATGTCCACTGAAAACAAACAGTTCACTGATAAGGCTGCTCCAGAGGGTTACTGGGTTGATGCAAAAGGTATTCTGACGCCTGAGGCGCTGGTTAAAGATATCGACAAAATGCGCGACACGTTAGTCGGCGACATTATCAATCGCGCACTGGTTGTTAACAAAATGCTGACCGAATTTAAGTTGGCCACATTTGCTGACATTGCCGCGTTCGTTGACCTGTCAGCCAATGAGTACAATGTTTCCTTGGGGGGTAAAAAAGGCAATGTCACCCTGTATACCTTTGACGGTAAATATAAAATCCAGCGGGCTATGCAAGACCGTATTGCTTTTGATGAGCGCCTGCAAGCCGCTAAAGCACTTATTGATGAATGCCTTGCGGATTGGGTTGAAGGTGCACGCCCTGAAATTCACACTTTAATCAACCGGGCTTTCTCCTCTGATAAAGAGGGTGAGATCAATACCGGGGCAGTCTTGGCCCTGCGTCGTTATGACATTCAGGACTCACGCTGGTTACGGGCCATGGATGCTATCAGCGAAGCCGTTCAAGTCGTTGGCAGTCGCTCCTATGTGCGGGTATATGAACGTATTGGTGATAGTGACCAGTATCAGCCCATCCCTCTTGATATCTCTGGAGTCTGAGATGAAAGCTGAAGAGTTTAACCGTCGTTATCCCGTGGGTAAGGTTTTTATCCACCAACCGTGCATGTTGCTACGCGGGGGAAGAGCAGTAAAAACCGTTGGCCCCGCCAGTGACTTTAATTCGGCAACTGTCGTGGAAATTAATAAAGAACCCTATTTTGCTAATACAGAATCATTAACGCCTGCGGGCTAATTTAATTCGTTTTTAAATCATCTTTAAAATGGCGTAAACCCGCAGGGGCGCGCTTACGCCAAAATAATGGAAAACCATCATCATGAATAAAGAAAAGTATCTCGCTAAAATAAAGAAGCTACTGAATTTGGCAAAGCGTAGTGCCAATCCTAACGAAGCTGCCAATGCTTTGCGGCAGGCTCAAAATCTAATGCGTGAACATCGGTTAAATGAAACCGATGTTGCGTTGACCGAGATTAGTGAAGCTAGCAGTAAAGGTGCTCCATCCGATGCTGTATCTATTCCGCGTTATATGTCGTCATTAATGTCCATTATTAGTCGGGCATTTGGTGTTCAGAATTATTTAACCTGGCAAGGTAATAAACGAACCATCGTTTTTTATGGCCCAAACGAACGGCCACAGATTGCCGCTTATGCCTTTGATGTCTTATCTCGTCAGATGATGACTTCTCGCCGTGCGTTCAGTGCAAAACAGCGTAACAGTCTCAAGCGGACAACCAAAATAGGCCGCGCAGATAGCTATTGTGAAGCCTGGGTTAGCGGGGCTTACACCGTCATTGAGCGTTTTGTGGTTACAACCAATGAGCGGGAACTGATGGATACCTATTACCAACGAATCAGTAATGGAGGGGCTTGGAAAGCAGTAGCTATGCGTGAGGCTAAAAAAGTACGAGGAATAAACGATGCCGCTGACGCTGGATATCGCGCGGGGAAAGACGCCAATTTGCTCCATGCAGTCAATGGTACTGATTCTCAGCCTGCACTGATTGGGAGGTCATAATGGAAAGTTTGTCTAAAACTGATTCTTTACGCCAGGCGCTGGAAATTCTGGGTACCGCCACTGGCCGTGAACTAGCTAATTTTACTGGATTACCTATTGACCGAGTTGGTTCATTGTTAGCTAGTGATATCAGCAAAGGCCGTATTGTTCGGGGCTGGAATGGTAAAACTCGTTGTTATGGTATGGCTGGGACTCTCACTGACACCGGTTCATTAGCAGGTAAGTCAGGCCCACGTTACTGGAAAAACAAATCAATACGAACCACAAAAGCAAACAGTAGCAAGCTACGCTGCCTGCCTTTAGGGGTAACCAATCCCGAATTCCAGACATTAACGCTAAAAGCCGTTGCCCTTGAAAAACAATCTAAATATGCGAGTGCGGGGCCAGTGTGGTTAGCCGCTGCCGACATATCAATGTTGATCGTCAACGAGCAGTGGTGCCTTACGCGGGCTAAGTTCTGTGACTCTGCTCAGGCTAAGCGCTGGGGAGGTCAACCATGAAAGCCCATGTCAGTAGCCGGGAGTATCAGGATAACGGCAATAAACGCATCTATACCCTGATGGATGGCAGCGTGGTGATCGAGTATCCCAATCTGCCAGGTAAATCTCGTTTCAATTTCTTTAATCATTGTGGGAATACAGTTCACAAAAACCAGCAACGTGTGGCCATGAAACAAGCCGTTGAACACCATAAAAAACAGTGGAAGGTGAAGCCATGAGCCATTTTCTAAAAGGCATGTCAGCCGAGAAATTCAATCAAAAATACCCTGTTGGTTGCAGTTTCAATTATTTCCCTAACAGGGGTATCCCTGACAGCGTCGAGGTAGTCACCCGCACTGAAGCTTGGGCATTAGGGCATGGTGCTGTGGTGGTTAGCGTCAATGGTCGCGCAGGTGGAGTGAGCCTTGAACATCTGAAGCCAGTCATCACACGTGTGGGAGAGCCTAATGGAAATTGAAATTAGCCAATCAATGAAAATGCGTCTTTCTGGTCTGGAACGCCTAGACCCTGTTGAGGTTCTGGTTGATGACTATGAGCCAGGCAAAGGGAAAATTACCATCACTTGCTACGGTAAGGCATGGACAGCCTCGTGGTTCGCGATGTCAGGCCAGACAATCAGTCAGTTTTTCCGGCGTTGTGGCAATGACTATCTTATCGGCTATTTATCTCCACAACTCGATCAGCAAATTGATGGTGATAACGATGACAATATTCGCTTCGTGAAAATGGAAATTATTAAATCACTTCGTGCCAATGATATTTCGAAAGAGAAGGCACGTGAATATTGGGATGAGTCTGTGTTCTCAGAGAATGTCAAATCGGATATTTGCAAACGGCTGTCAGGGCCTGATTTATCCGATTTACTGGGGGATGACCCTTATTATGCTAATTGGCCGATGGTAGAAAACCCTTCCTACCGATATTTATCCCGCATTGTTGATGCAGTAAAAGCAGGGTTTGCACAATCCGAATGGGTTAAGGGGGCATGATGTCGATTAGAGAAATCACCTTAATCTGTTGGGCCGTAGCGTCCTATATCTACCTTGGCTATTGCTGGGCCAGCATTCTGCGGCGGCTGGGTTGGATGAGAAAAGACATTCACTGGATTGCCTTCATCTTCACAATGTTGCTTTGGCCTGCGGGACTGATGATTTTTGAAGCGCGGCTGATTGAAGAGGACTATGACGACAATGACTAAGCACAATAGTAAAGAACATGCGGCGGCGCGTAAGCGCCTCTCCCGAGCTCGCGGAAAGTCGCAGTTTGGTCAGCATCGTCTTGAGATAGTTCTCTCTGACCGTGGATTCAAAAAGTTGCTTGATGCCTGTCAACGCCGCAATCCGGGTCGCAAGCCCTATATTCACAGTGAGTACATTGAGCTTTTACTCTTCTGTGATGGTGAGCGACTGGAGCGGCAAGAGGCGTGTTTAGGCCATTGTAATCACTGCAAGCTGCCATTACCCGCAGGTTGCAATACGGCTTTTATAGGCGAATCAGCATGTTGGTTTTATCGTCAGTCACGTTCGTTAAATCTGACAGATGTGACTGGCCACGCTCAGTTGGATGAGGTACAAAATGACTAATTTGGGATTGTTAAAGGATCATCTGGCGTTGGGTGAAGACTACAGCGAGCAACTGTTGCAAGTGCTCCAGTCTGCGCTTGATGAAATTACCGCTTCGCGGGCAAGGCTGCTTGAATTGGGCGGTTACTCTCCAGCGGTCACCGCTGATTTATTGACTGGCTGTGGAAAAACAACCCAATACACCACTAAGTTTGAACGTAGTGATCTGCACTCGGCAGGTTCTAGCGCTCTGATTTGTGTCCTTGTAGCCCATGAAAATCAACGAACGGTTCTTGACCAGCTCGTGACCTTAACTTGTCAAGATGGCGTATGGACGGCTCAGATAGCACTTGATGAGTTCCCTGGACATAACTCTCCCGCTGCGGCAATGGATAAACTGTCTGACTGGCTTATCCGGCGGGGCTTGGCGACAAGAGTCAGCGATAGCTTACGGACTCAATTGGAGGCGTTATGGACAAAAAACTAATCCAGCTTATTCATGTGGGTAAGTCTGCTTTAGCCTGGGACGATGAAACCTACCGTGATGTTATTTATCGCCTGACCGGTAAAACCAGCTCTGCCAAGTGTTCTATTGAGCAGCAAGAACGTATTGTAGCTTATATGCGGGCTCATGGATTTGAGCCTAAACCCGCCCCAACACGGGGACGTAGGCCCAGCGTTCCGGCCAGTAAGAAGACGATACTCAGTAAGATTGAGGCGCTTCTGACTGACGCCAACCGTCCATGGAGTTATGCTGAATCTATGGCGCAACATATGTTTCAGGTAAGATATGTTGATTGGTTGCCGCTGGATAAGCTGACAAAACTGATGCAGGCATTGATTATTGATGCAAAACGTCGAGGGAAACCATGATGGATATTGAGCAGGTTAAAGCGCTATTGCCGGAGTCTGTCCAGCAGATTGCCGAGTTGATCGGTTATCCCGCCACAGCCCGCCTGCTCGATAAGTTGGGCGGTACTACCTTCCCAATTGGTAAAGGGTTGCGCGCACTTGGCGCAGCCCGTGCCACGTTGTTACGTGAAACCATTGGTGATGAGAACGCACAACTGCTGGTCAAGCATTTTGGTGGAGAAGTTCTTTACCTTCCACGTTGTGATCGCGCCTTACGTGAGTTACGTAACCGCTCGTTTTTGGCTGAGTTCTCCGAGTTGCGCGCACTTGGCGTCTCTTCACTGATGGTGATGACTCAGTTATGCCCTAAATATGGTTTTTCTGATAGGTTCGCTTGGGGGTTATTGGCGGAGAGAAAAACATCTAATAATGAACTACAAAGTTCTCTTTTCTAGGAGTGAAAAAAATGGAATTAATTTTGGGTGTAATCTTTTTTATATCGGGAGTCTACGTTCTTGATGATGCAACAAAAAGGGGGGTATCGAATCAACTCGCGTGGGCAGTCGGCACTGTTATTTTGTGGCTTATTGTATTCCCTCTGTATCTTGTAAGAAGGAATGCGCTCACACAAACCGTCTCTAATATTGATGGCGCTGAAAAACCGAACTCAAAGCGTCTAGGTTTTGTGTTAATTTTATTACTTTCATTCACCCCGTATCTATGGGATAAGTTTTAATCAAATAGTTGATTGGACACTGAACCCCTTCCACTGATTATATAAAACCCTAATAGCAATACTGACACCATCCCAACCCTTGGATGGTGTCATGCAAATCTCCCTATCACAGTTTCAACTCGCCGCCTCTTTATCTCCCGCGCTCGCATCGCGTTGGTATCCGCATATCTTGTCAGCAATGAAAGAGTTCGGTATTGATACCCCCCGTCGCCAGGCTGCGTTTATTGCACAAATCGGGCATGAAAGCAGGGATTTTAAAGCACTGGTCGAGTCATTTAATTACAGCGTAGTGGGCTTAAAAACCACCTTTAGTAGCCGTTTAACAGCCGGGCAATGCGAGATGTTGGGCCGCCAACCTGGCGAGACCGTTGTCCCTATTGAACGACAAAAAGCCATTGCCAACCTTGTTTACAGCAAACGCTATGGTAACAACGCGCCCGGCGATGGCTGGAAATTCCGTGGCCGTGGACTGAAGCAAATCACCTTTTTGGATAATTATTACCGTTGTGGCCATGCGCTAGAAATCGACTTGATCATCAACCCAGATTTACTGCTGCAAGATGATTATGCCGCACGCTCTGCGGGTTGGTTCTGGTACGTAAACAACTGTAACGAATATGCGGACAACGGTAGCTTTGTTCGCTTGACCAAAGTGATTAACGGCGGCACTAACGGCCTGGCTGACCGTCAGGCTCGGTTATTAGTTGCCGAGCGTGTCCTATGTCCATAATGAAAACCCTCAAAGAATTAATCACCAACCCTTCATCCGGGCGATTATCTACCTCAGATACCACTCTGGTGGGGGCGTTTATCGTGTCCTCTCTCGCGTTGCTGTGGGCCACTATCTTTGGCCAGTCCGGTGATATCTGGTTCAGCCTTTATCTGGCCGCGTGGGTCACTCAAAACCAGGCATCAAAATATCAGGCGCTAAAACGCGATAAGGAGCTGGCCAGTGGCACTTCTGAAACTCCTTAAAGCCTACTGGCAACCCTCGTTAGCACTGCTTGTCGCCGCTGTTGCGGGGTTCGTATTGGCGGCATTGATTTACGGCAAGCAGCTTTCAGATGAGCGACTGACTTTTAGCGAGGCTAAAACCACCTGGTCGGAAGAAAAGACTCGGGCCGCGAATGACGCCAGCGCCGCCCTGACTGCCGCGCTGGAACGTCTGAAGGTCGCTCAACAGTTGGGCGATAAACTGTCCGCTGAGTTGCAGGCCAAAATCAACGCACTGTATAGCGATAATCAGAGACTCAAGAGGCAAATCAATGATGCGACTCAACAAGATGGCGCTACCTATACTGGCCTTGGGCCTCACAGCCTGTGCGTCTACCAGTCAGCTCTCGGCTACCCCGATTGTGATCAGCGAGTGCAACCCACCGCCAGCAGTGCTGTACCAACTGCCAGTGAAACCCAGCCCACCCATAGCGGGCTACCACCAGAGGATATTCTCGCCCACGCCGCAGACTACGGGAAATGGTGCCAGCAATTAGAAACGCAATTAATACAAATCAATAAATATTATTCGGGCGGTGCCAAATGACATTAGATCTCGGGTTCCAAATCTTATTGGGAATAGTTTCCGCTGTTTTTGGCCTTTGGGTAAAAGAATTACAAAAGGATATTTCTAATTTAGAAAAATCGGTTGAAACAATAAAAACCGATTATCAGCGGCGTGAAGATGCCAAAACAAACTTTGACCTCATGATGGCGACATTACGTGATGTCAGAATTGCCATTGATCGTATTGACGGAAAATTGGATAGGAAGGCAGATAAATGAAACCACGCCAAAAACGCCGGAGTCGACGTGTTAATGCCGTCAAGAGTGAAGTTAATGCGCTAAATAAAATCAGTAGTCAATTAGACCAGCTTTTTATTCCAGGGCAGGACTTAGAGATATTGACTGACATCAATTTAAAACTTGATCGGATAGAAACCAATATGACGGCAATTCAGGTCGAAGCGACCCGCCGTGGTGCGGTGGCCGGAGCCATTGCCGGTGGTCTATCCGGGGGGCTTATTGCGACGGCTATCGTGCTTATTAAAGCCCGTTTGGGGCTGTAACGATGGCGCATCCGCAGGAAACACGGGACAGGCTGCGTAGGTCGTATGTTTTCGGCCAGATGTCACTGGAAATCGCCGCCGCTCAGGCGGCAATCCCCTTTGTTACCGCCCGCCGCTGGAAAAAAGAGGCGCAGGATAATGGCGATGATTGGGATAAATTGCGGGCCGCTCACGTTATCGCAGGCGGCGGACTGGAGGACATCGCGCGGGCGGTGCTGACTGGCCTGGTCACGCAGTACCAGACCACGCTGGAGCAGCTCAACGGTGATTCTAAGCTCCCGGCTCAAAAACGGGTAGAACTGTTGGCAAGCCTGGCTGATGCTTTTAACAAAGCGATATCTGCCAGCAAGAAGATATTGCCGGAAACCAGTCAACTGGCTACTGCGCTGGATGTGCTTCAGAAACTTAGCATCTTTATTTCTGAGAGGCACCCCCAGCATTTAGCGGCGTTCGTCGAGATATTAGAGCCCTTTGGTGATGAAGTGGAGAAACACTATGGCTGATAAATTAATCAGTTTGACCGCTAATAGCAGCGTCATGGCCAGCGATATTCTCGGCGTAGAAGTCAACTGCAATGGTTATATTGTTGTGACGACATCAACAGGGAAGCATCACGCGGATGCGGGGTATGGCGAATTGACCTATCAAGCCCGTGACCGTCTGATTAACGAAATCAATACCCGTTATTCGTGACACCATTAATGCTTTTTCTGATACCCAAGACAAGTACAACACCACTGAGGGTGCTGCCGCGACCACCTATTATCGTATCGCTGTTATCGCCAGTGCGCTAACGGCTTTAGGTGATATGAGTAAGAGCGAAATCACTACCGATTTGTTGCTTGATACATTAACTGATGATGACTTTGATCTTATAGATACGCAGATCTCCGCCATTAAAAAAAAGCGGATGGCTTTGAATCCAAACTTGCCGGTTACAGGCTCACCGTCCTTGCCCTCGGAAAGTATGGAATAAGTGAGGGGCAAATAGGCGCGATGACTCGCTCTGAACTGGATAGTTATCTCGATGCGCTAGCCCGACTGCACGGCAAGAAAACGTCGTCAGTCGGCAAAACTAAAACAACCCGCCGCGTGAAATCTCAACGCCAGAATAGTCCACGGAGAACGTAATGGCCCGCAACTTACAACTGGCGTTGACCCTTTTTGCCAAAGATACTGCGTCAAAAGTCCTGCGCAAAACGATGCAGGATACAATAAATCAGAGTAAATCTGTCGCAAAAGCTGACAATCAGCTTGGCAAATCCCAGAAACAAAGCGCCGATACCGCCATTCGATCATCGAAGTCACTCCAGTCAGAATGGCAGCGCGCCAGTAATGCGCGCTCTACGCTTGGAATTCGCTCTGAACGTGATATTCAGCGTGAAATTCAGCTCACTCAGGCCGCCTATAATCGCCTGACCCGCACTGGTACACTCTCGGCAAATGAACAATCTCGCGCCTTTGCGTCAATGTCAGAGCGCGTCAGTAAATTGCGTGGTGAACTCAGTGGCGCAAGCCAGTCACTGTCGCGGTTCGAACGAGCAAAAGGCATTGGCTCAAATGCGATGGCGATAGCGGGCGGTGTAGCAGCGATGGGAGCCGTTCTGGCACAGCCGGTTCGTAACCAGATGAGTTATGATAGTCGCGTGGCAATGATGGCTAATACGGCATATGCAGAGCGAGGTGTTGAGGGCCGCATTGAGGGTAAAAAAGAACTCTCCGGCGCTATCAAGAATGCAGTAACTATTGGTGGTGGTACGAAGGAGTCAGCCGCTGATACATTGGATAAACTGCTTGCCTCGGGTGCAGTTGATATGGACTCAGCGAAAACCTTGTTACCTGTAATTCAGAAATATGCTACAGCAACCGGCGCTGATCCCACGGACCTGGCTAACATCGTGATTTCTTTAAAGCGTTCTTTTGGCATTCAGAATAAAGATGTTGAAAAAGCGTTAAACATGAGCATTGTCGGTGGACAAGAGGGTTCTTATGAACTTGCCGACATGGCAAAAGCATTGCCTGAACAACTCGCCCTCGCCAAAAGCTTGGGTATGAGTGGCCTGGACGATTATGCAACATTGCTGGGTGTCAATCAGGGAGCAGCAACAACTGCGGGTACCAGCAGTCAGGCAGGTACAAATGTTATTAATTTATTAGCAAAGATTAATAGCAAGGACGCTGCCAGAGCCGCCGCACGAGTGGAGTACAATGGCAAAGGGATCGACTTACCGGGCAGTCTTGCCGCAGCCAAAGAAAAGGGCATAAATCCAATTGATGCATTTATGGGGATTGTCGATAAAGTTGTCGCTAATGACCCGGCTTATCAAAAGCTGGAAGCAAAACTTAAAACTGCTAAAGGTGAAGATAGAAAGCAAGTCCTAGAGTCAATGTCAAAAATCCTGGAAGGTTCGGCTATTGGTTCAATCATTGCAGACCAGCAGGCGCTTCTTGGGTTGCTCGGGTATCGGGGAAATAAAGAATATGTTCAAGGTGTTATTAAGAAAAGTAATGAGCAGCGAGAATTAAGGCCTGGGGAAGGAGCAGGTGATATCAATTTCGCCGTCATATCTGATACGCCAGATTTCAAAACAGACCAGCTAAAAAACGTTCGCGACTTCGCTGAAATGGATTCAATTAAACCCCTCTCAGATGTGCTGGGCCGACTTTCAAAAGAATTAACCGACTACGCTGAGCAGTATCCTGGATTGACTGTCGCTGTATCCGGCGCGACTACCGGTATCAAAGCGCTCGCAGCAGGGGCCGCCGCTGTCGCAGGTATTCGTATCCTGACAGGCGGCGGCATTCCCGGCATCAGTAAGAAAGGCGGCTCATTCAACCCGACAGATATCTTATCAGGGGACAACTCTAATTCCGGTGTCGTGCCAGTGTATGTCACTAACTGGCAAGATATTGGTGAAAAAAATAAACTCGTTGACGCATTCAAAGATTTACCTGGTGCCGTTGGTAAATTCGCCAGCTATGTAAATGTTGTAACAGCATTGAAAGAATCTTTTGATGAGCGGCGTAAACAGAATCAAAAAGAGGCTGATGAAAAAGGCGTCAATGTCGGTGAATATTTGATTAGTAAAAGGGCTAATCAAAAGCCTCTGTTTGATTTTGACCCGGCGTCCTGGTGGAGTAAGCCTTCAACAATCGGCAATGGAGATAATCCAGATAGTTTCGGTGTACCAGCATATATGAAGTCCACTCAGCAGCAAGGCTACCCATCAATCCCTATTCAGATCCAGAATCGCATGGAGCTGGACGGAAAAGTCCTTGCAGAGTCAACAAATGAAGTGAATGCCGCGCAAGCTAATCGCGGTTCGACGGGAGGCTAGTATGGCGTGGGCAGATAGTATGTTAGATGCTTCATTTCGCGGTATGATATTTGATGTGATCAATACACGCGATAGCTGGAGCCGTGACACAGCGCAGCATGAATATCCATATATTGATGGGGCTGATGTTCAGGATATGGGCCGCAAAGCCCGCAACATTCGTTTATCCGCCCTCTTTTGGGGGGATGATTACGAAAGCCGGTTACAGGCATTTATTGCTGAGTTGGACAAGCCTGGTGCGGGTGAGCTGATACATCCTGTTTATGGCTCAATGCCAAACATGCAGGCCATTGAGTGCCAGGTTAACCATGATGCGGAAAATGTAGACTACTGCACCGTTGAGCTGGTTTTTCTGGAATCAAAAACCGGTAATCCGTTCTTCAGTCAGGACTATCCTACCGCCCAGGCCGATGTCATTTTTAATCAAGTGAAATCGCTGATGGATGCGGAGCAAAACCTGATGGAAGATGCGCTGACGCCGTTACGTGATGCTAAAAAAATGATGTCAAAATCAAAGGCGCTGGCATCGACGGCGTTAAATATGCTGCTTATCTTCCGCAGTGAAATAACCGGTTTTGTCGGCAGTACCACTGATTTTGTGCAATACCCTGGCGCTTTTATGAGTGACCTGCAAAGTGCAACCAGCCTCACCTCACTGAATGCCATGTCCAGTGGCGGGAGTGGCGTATCAGCGGCCAGCGCAATCAGTCAGACCAATGTCACGATGTCGGACTGGGGCGAGTCTCATCGCCAGTTGACCGCTATTGCCAACATGCCCGTCGCGATTGCCGCCGGTGAAAAGACCGCGCCTGTTGATATGCCTGCAGGGACGTCAGCGGCCGATATTGCCGAGTTGATCGCCATGGTGACTATCGTTGTCGCGGGCGAACTGGCGCAAGATGCTGCTGATATCTTCAGTGATGACGATATCAATAGTCTGCTTTCTCCCACGGACATTGAGCGTATCGCTAACGATACCCGCCAGTTTGTCCAGGTAGCGATTGACCAGCACCGAGCCCAGTATGCCGATGCCACGCAAGAGGTCAGCTCTAGCTCAACCGCATTGGGTATTGCCTGGCAACCGGTTGTGGAGGGTTTAAAAGATATCGCGCTGGCGGTGCAACAGTTGGCCACAAACATAATAACCACTCGCCCCCCGTTGATACAGCGCCGGATTGATAGCGTCAGCAACCTGCATTTAGTGGCTTATCGCTGGTACGGTGACTATCGCCGGGCCGTCGAATTGCAGCGACTGAATCCTCAGTTGCGTAATCCAAACAACCTTCAGCCAGGGGATGTGCTCTATGCCTACGCCATCTGAGAAAGAGCAGGACAACCGTGTCAGCATTCTGATTAATGGCAAAGTCCACAGTGCCTGGAGCCGCTATCAGATTGACTCTGATTTTCTGATACCCGCCGATGCCTGGTCTGTTTCGTTGGGCCTGCCGGATGGGGTATTTCCGCCGGGTATTACGCGTGGTGTCCCCGTTCAGGTGAATGTTGGCGCTGATACCGTGATGGTAGGCCGCGTCGACAGCATCCAGCGGAGCATCTCCCGCAAACAATGCACCCTCTCTTTATCTGGTCGTGATGGCGCGGCCATTCTGGTGGATTGTGCCGCGCCTATCTTCACCTCCCGCCAGTTGGGGCTGGAAGAAGTGATCGCCAATATCGTGCGGCCACTGGGTATCACAAAGATTAGGATTAATGCCGAGAGTGCCATCCGTAACGATAAGGTCAGCATCGAACCAGGTGAACGCGCTTGGGATGCATTAGTCCGTGCAGCAGCAGGCCGTGGGTTGTGGCCATGGTTTGAGCCAGATGGCACCTTGGTGGTCGGCGGGCCCGATTACACCACGCCTCCAGTGGCTACACTGATTATGCAATTTGACGGCGGTGGCAATAACCTGCTGTCCATCAATGATAATTCTTCAATTAACGGTTCGTTTTCCGAACTCACTGTATTGGCGCAGTCGCATGGCCAGGGGTCTAAATCTAAAGCGTTGGGCATTGTAGATATCGACGATGACAGCACCCAGCGTGCTACCCGTGACAATGCAGACGATAGCCAGGACGACGATGTTAACCATGCTATTGGCACTGCTGAGACCGGTCAGCATGGCCTCAGCGCGGTGATAAAAGACCCTACAGTGCCGTATTATCGGCCACAAATCATGGTGGTCGGTGACGCTGACAATCTGGATCAGGTGCGCTATCGCGGACGTAAAGCAATGGCTGATGCCCGACTGGCAGGTTACAGCTTAACCGGCGTGGTCGCCGGTCATCGTAATACCGATGGTGTACTGTGGGAGCCTGGCCAACGTATTCATGTGCGCAGTGAACCTCATGGCATAGACGGGATTTTCTTCCTTATGGGGCGAGAGTTCGTCGGTGGCCGCACTGAAGGTGAGACCACCACATTGCGCTTAAAAGAGGATGGCGTCTGGATACCTGATGCATTCCCGAAAAAGAAAAAAGGCCGAAAGAAAAAGAAAACCAAAGCGCTGGGGATCGTCGATGTGGAATAGTGTTGATGGTCGAATTAATACCGCATTAAACCGCATTCGAAAGGCATTTAGGGCAGTGTTAACGCGGGTTAACAGTGGCGGACAGGTTCAAACTGTGCAGGCCCGTGCTCTGGCAGGTGAACAATTGCAGGATAATGAGCTGTTCCAGCACTACGGTTTCACCTCAAATCCGCTCCCCGGCACGATGGCGGTAATATTACCCCTTGGCGGCAATACCTCCCATGGTGTCATTATCGCTACAGAACATGGCGCTTACCGGCTTGCCGGGCTTCAGTCTGGTGAAGTCGCCCTCTATACCGATGAGGGAGCTAAAATCGTTCTCAAGCGTGGCCGCATCATTGATGTGGAATGCGATACCTATCGCGTGACATGCAAAAATTACGAGGTCAACGCCGAGGAAAAGGCAGATTTTAATACCCCGATGGTGACTGCCAGTGAGCAGGTTACCGCGCAGAATAAAATCACCGGTAATGGCGGTATGGCCATCAAGGGTGGCACTGGGGCAACATTTGAGGGTAATATCAATCAGACAAGTGGCAACTACGAGACCACTGGCGATGTGAAGGCCGGTTCAATCTCCCTGTTAAAACACCATCATATTGATAGCATGAGCGGCTCCACTTCAGGCGCTAAAGCCTAACCCACTGAACCTCTTCACCTGAATTTTCTTGCTCCATGCCGCCATAGTGGCGGCATGGACATGCTAATTGACCCTTCAACCCGCGACTACACTGGCGAACGCATCAATACGCTGGCAAATGCCGTCTACCTGTGCCTGATGGTTCCGCTAGGCTCATGGTGGGCCGATATCTCGCTGGGCTCACGTTTGCATGAACTGGCTCGCGAGAAAGATGTCCCTCGTGTTGATACCCTGGCTCGCCAATATGCTGAACAGGCATTACAGCGCCTGATTGATGATAATCGCGCCACGGCGATCACGGTGACAGCGACCCGATTAATGCCCGGCTGGCTGTTACTGCATATCGTGGTGGAAACCGCCTCCAATCAATCAGAAACGTTTCGCCATCAAGTGAGGGTTGCCTAATGCCCCATATTACACCCACCGTCGAGGCTATTCGTTCCAATATTTTACGCGATATACGTAATTTATTAGTCGATGCCGATATTTCTGAAAACAGTGATTATTATATTCGGGCTTCATCGGTTGCCAGTTGTGTGGCTGGAATATATCAGGATCAAGGCTGGATTGTTCGTCAGATATTCCCCGACACTGCTGATATTGAGTTTCTGGAATTGCATTGCAGAACACGGGGCATCGTTCGCAAGCCTGCAAATACCGCAACAGGCACTATTGATATCACAGGTGAGCCTAATGCCATCGTAGCCAGTGGATTAACCGTGACGCGTGATGCACTCTCATTTGTGACCACTCAACGCGCCACTGTCGGGCTTGACGGCAAGTTAACCGTGGTCGCGCAGGCCGCTATTGCAGGCGCAGCCGGAAACACGACACAGGTGATGTCGGGCACGTTGTCATCAACTCCAGATGGGGTGGATAGCACTGTTATCATTGGCGTTATGCGCGGGGGGACTGACCAAGAAAGCCCGGAAGACCTGCTGGCACGGTTGCTCGATATTATTCGCCGCCCTCCTGCTGGCGGGAATAAATATGACTACAAGCGCTGGGCGCTGGAAGTGACTGGCGTAACTGCAGCGTTTGTTTACCCATTACGTCGTGGCTTAGGCACCGTCGATATTGTGATCACCTCTGCTGATGGCTTGCCATCCCAAGCCATTATTGCCGATACACAGCTTCATATTGATGACGTTCGTCCGGTGACAGCCAAGAGTTCATTGGTGATGGCTCCGACGATTAAGGTATTTGATATCGAAGTTAAAGTCACACTAAATGGTATTACTTTCGATGTTGCGGAAATATTAATTAAAGAGGCTTTAAATAATTATATAAACCGTCTGATGCCAGGTGAAACTTTTATTCGCAGTCAGGCTGAAATGTTGGTTTCGTTTATTACAGGCATCACTGACCGAAAAATAATCACGCCCGTCGATAATGTTACCCCACAGGTCGATGATTCTGTTGTCGAGTGGTTGCGTGTCGGGACCATCACCGTGGCTCTGCTATGACATTCTCAACTTTATTGGGCCTGCTATTACCGCCCGTTGCCTATGACTCTCAGCAGCCAAAAATCCATGCTGAAATGCAGGCTGAAGGTAACGAACTTGATACCGCTTCACTGTTGGCTAATGCCGTGTTGGGGGGCGTCACACCCTTTTACGCGAATAGCCTAATTGCTGATTGGGAGCGCGTTCTGGACATCACAGCAGAGCCGGAAGCCAGCTATCAGCAACGCTTACAAGTTGTCCTTATTAAGCTGTCAGAGTTCGGTGGACTCAGCATTCCCTATTTTAAACGCATTGCTGTCAGTGCTGGATATCAGATAACCATTGATGAACTAGAGCCTTTCAGAGCGGGGGTTAATCGTGCAGGTGATGTGATCATGGCACCTGAAGTTATCTGGGTCTGGCGAGTGAATGTGTTCGGTTCAAAGACCCAAACATTCAGATTTAGAGCTGGTATATCGGCAGCAGGTGAGCGCTTATCATCATTTTCAGACACTGTGATTGAAAATGTATTTAACAATCTCAAGCCAGCCCATACTTTTTGCTATTTTACTTACCAGGAGAGCTGATAATGAAAAATATCATGCCGCCAATTAATACCCCTGACAATGCATTTCATGACGGTAACCCGGCAACGGGTGAGCAAGGCACGATTGTTCCAGGCGCGTGGTTGAATAACGTGCAAAGCGGTGTTATTAGCATTCAACAAGAATTATTGTCTGTATTAACGAAAGCCGGAATAGAAATAGATGAAACAAAGCAAGACCAATTAGTTACTGCTATAACAAAATTAATAACCCAGGGCATCCCTGAACTACCCTCTGCATCATTAGCCCAAAAAGGTATCGTGCAATTAAGTAGCGCGACAAACAGTGACAGTGAAACGCTAGCTGCAACATCAAAAGCTGTTAAAACGGCAAATGACGCCGCCCTGAAAATCGTGAATAACTTATCTGAAATAGCCGCAGCGGGACCGGGCGCTGTACTTGCTGCAATCACAAATCTGAATTTATTGACGACAGTAAATAGAGCTAACGGATCATTGCAATCTGCAAGCAATTTATCAGAGATAAATTTATCAGGACCTGCCGCTATGGCCGCGGCTGTTGCCAATCTTGGATTAACTGAAGCCGCTGCTGCTGTTGCTAATGCATTGAAGAAAAGTGCAAATCTGTCTGATGTAGCCAACCCTGCCGCAGCTTTGAAAAACATCGGTGGATTTGCTGTTAGAGGGCCTCTTGATTCAAAAAATCTAAATTTAATCGGGAATACTGATGAAATTGGAGTGTGGTATCAGATAACCGACGCTGTGACTGAAAATAATAATTATCCAGTGAGAGCCAGCGGAACCCTGCTTGTCATGCCAAGCGCTTATGGTTGTCAGCAAGAATACACCTCGTATTCCGGATTGAAGTTTGTTCGGGGGCTGAGTGCTGTATGGAGTGGCTCCGGCCCGTGGCAAGCGTGGCAGCAAATATCAGCTCAACAGCCGAAAGCAGTGACAACAAGTGACTATATCCGTATTCCTGACGTGCCAGGCGGATTGATTATTCAGTGGTTCGCTGGAAATACATCGATGGGTGAAGCATCGATGGGACCATTATCATTTCCAATCGCATTCCCCTCCGCTTGTATATTTTCAAGCGTATCAACACTCGGGAATGGCACTGGTGCATGTGACCAGATGTTTCAAGTCACATCAACAAACAGAAATTCTATCACTCTGTTTTCTCAAGTCTTTGGTTCCGGTTCGGTCCCCGGTACTGCGATCCCTCTCATTTTAGTTATAGGGTATTAAGAGGTTTATATGATGATTTATTTTAGCGCAACAATAGGTGGATTTATCCCGGGTGAATGGAGAGTTGACGGAACATACACTGATGAAACTTGGCCCACTGATGCCGTATTGCTCACTGATATTGAATCGGTAGAATTTTGGAAGCGGACCGCACCATCTGGAAAGATGTTAGGGTCTGTAAAATACCGCCCCGTGTGGGTTGATTTACCCACACCCACGGCTGTAGAAGTTGCATCACAGAAAGCAGGGTTTGTTGCTCAAGCGAAACTCAAAAAATCAAAGCTAATAAGTGATGCAAGAGATGAAATAGAGATTCTAAAAGACAGAATTGAGTTGGGGCAAGATAAAGCCGACGAGCTGAAACTGTGGAAGTCATATCGTATAGCGCTTGATGATATTGATGTGAGTGCAGCGCCGGATATCATGTGGCCACAACTACCAGAATAAGTATTTATCGACCTAGTAATAAAAAAGCTGCATATGCGGCTTTTTTAGTACCCAACCCCACTTGATCGATTTAACCGATCAAATATTAATTACTGATCAGTTAAATCGATCATTAAGAAGGCATACATTTTATGAGCACCCCAATAATTCCCTGGGTTGGTGGTAAACGACGGTTGGCAAAACATATTTTGCCGCTGTTCCCTGCACATACATGCTATATCGAGCCGTTTTGTGGGGGTGCAGCTCTATATTTTCTCAAAGAGACTTCTAAAGTAGAGGTTATTAATGATGTTAATGGTGAGCTAATTAACCTTTATCGCGTCATTAAAAACCATTTAGAAGAGTTTGTAAGGCAGTTTAAATGGGCATTAACCAGCCGGCAAGTATTTGAGTGGACGAAAGCCACGCCGACAGAGGTGCTCACTGACATACAGAGGGCGGCTCGGTTTTACTATCTGCAAACGACAGCCTTTGGCGGTAAGGTGGATGGTCAGACATTTGGCACATCAACTACAAGACCAACAGGACTGAACTTGTTGCGCCTTGAAGAAACGCTATCAGCGGCACACCTGAGGCTATCCCGCACAATGATAGAACACATGGGGTGGGCTGATTGTGTAGAAAAATATGACCGTCCACATTCATTATTTTACTTAGATCCACCTTACTGGCAGACCTGTGGCTACGGGGTTGAGTTCGGACTTGATCAATATACCCAAATGGCCCAGTTAGCGCGTTCTATTAAGGGCAGTATGATAATCTCAGTCAACGATATCCCGGAGATGCGGGACGTCTTTAAGGGACTGCATATGGATACTGTGAGCCTTAAATACTCATTAGGGGACAACAAAAAGCAGGTGAGCGAGTTAATCATCCGAAATTTCTAGCGGCCTATTTTGCATTGTGCAGAATAGACAATTATAGCGCGGAGGCATTATGCAAAAATGGTCGTTAATCTATGCAAAAAATTTCGCCGCGCTACACACGGTAGTGACTCATCAAAACAATCACTGATTCAGAAAGGTATGTGCCAAAAAAAGGGCGCTGACATTACGGGCCTCGCGGAAATCAGCTTCATTAAGGAGTGCCATCATATTAGCAATTGGCCACCGCACTTGCGGCAATGGCTCAGGCTCATCACCTTCCAAACTTTGTGGATACAGGCCGTGGGCAATAACAATATTCATTTTGCTGGAAAAGTAGGACGGTGCCATGGTCAGTTTAGCGAGAAAGTCAAAGCGCTCAGCGCCATATCCAACTTCTTCCATTAACTCGCGGTTCGCAGCTTCCAGCACCCCTTCACCGGGATCTATCAGACCTTTAGGAAAGCCCAATTCGTATTCCTCAATACCGACAGCGTATTCACGAATGAGCAGTAAATCGTTACCGATAACCGGCACAATCATCACGGCCTCACGATTCGATGGCCGCATACGTTCATAAATGCGCTGTACGCCATTACTGAACTCCAGTTCTACCGCTTCAACATTGAATAAGCGGGAGCAGGCAACCGTTTCTATTTTCAGAATTTTAGGTTTTTGCAGGTGTTTCAT